CTTCCTAGATTACAGAGACACCAATTTTATGGCAGAATATAACAAATCTGATGCTACAGGAGTTCCTAAATACTACAGCTATTGGGATGAAAACCATTTAGTTTTTGCCCCGGTCCCTAATGCTACTTACTCAATTCAATTAAATTATATCTTGAAACCACAAGGATTATCTAGTACAAATGCTACTACATACCTAAGTCAAAAATTTCCCAACGGCTTATTGTATGCTTGCCTAGTAGAGGCATACGGCTTCTTGAAAGGGCCACTTGACATGCTCCAACATTATGATAAAAAATACGTTGAAGCAGTCAAAGGATTCTCAATAGAGCAAATGGGAAGACGAAGACGAGATGAATATCAAAGTGGTGTTCCTCGAATTGGAAAACAATAAGGAGTTTTATGGCAATAACACAAGCGGTATGCAGCAGTTTTAAAAAAGAACTTTTAGATGGAGATCATGATTTTTCATCAGCAGGTGGAGACACTTTTAAACTAGCACTTTACACATCTTCAGCAACTTTAAATGCAAACACAGCAACCTACACAACTTCGCAAGAAGTTGGTGCTTCAGGTACTTACGCAGCAGGCGGTAAAGCATTAGTTAACAGTGGAACTTCAGTGGCTTCAGCAGTAGCAATAACTAACTTTGCTAATTTATCTTTTACAGGTGTAACCATTACAGCAAGGGGTGCATTAATCTACAACACAACTATGGGATCAGGTTCTAATACAACGGACGCTGTAGTAGTTTTAGATTTTGGTAGCGATAAAACTGCAACATCAGGAACGTTTACGGTTCAGTTCCCAGCATTCACAACTTCAGCAGCGATATTAAGAATATCCGGATAATAGGAGAAACCTCCTATGGCGGATAAAACTTACACAGTCACAGTCGCAACTGGAAATCTATATCCGTCCGGTTCTGGAACAGGCAATGTTTATTATCTTGACGGTGTTCGTGACATGGATATTGCGTGGACGCAAGGTGCTACATTAAGATTTAATCAAGACGCTTCATCAAACGATAATCACCCATTATTATTTACAAACGATTCATCAAACCCTAACTCTGGAAGAATAGAAACAGGAGTTGTTTATAATTTAGATGGATCAACAGTTCCTTATTCTGATTACGCTAGTGGAACTTTTAATTCAGCAACAACTCGATATGTAGAAATTACACCTGCAAGCGCACAAGATCTCTTTTACTATTGTTATTATCATGGAATAGGAATGGGAGGGGAACTAGATATTGTTAATGATGCATGGGGATCTTTAAGTTGGAGCACAGGTCCTTGGGGCAATCAAGATGATATTGATATACAAGTTACAGGATTTTCATTAAGTTCAAGTTTACAAAGTGTTACAGCCACAGCAGAAGTAAATTCTGGTTGGGGAAGATCAACTTGGGGAGATTTAAGTTGGGGTGTAAGTTTTTCTAACGAGACAGCACAACCAACTGGAATAGGCATGACCGTCACTCTAGGTGATGAAACAATAGCTGGAGAAATAAATAAAGGTTGGGGTAGAGAAGCTTGGGGTCAACAAGTTTGGGGGGATAACGAAAATTTTGTAAATATTGATGTAACAGGAATTGGTTTAACAGCTAACCTTGGATCAGTAACCATTTCTAGTGATATTAATATTGGTTGGGGTAGAGCAGCTTGGAGTGATCAAACTTGGGGATCTCCAAATGAAGCTCCAGCAGTAACAGGTATTGGAATGTCAGCTACGGTTGGTTCTGTTTCAATATCAGGAGTAATTAATGAAGGTTGGGGTAGAAATTTCTGGGGCCAATTAGGATGGGGTATTCCATCTACATTAATAGCTCAAGGTTTTGATTTATCCGCTAGTCTTGGTTCTGTAAGCATAACTGCTGAATTAAATACTGGTTGGGGAAGAAATACTTGGGGCCAAGGTTTATGGAATAATGATGGTAACAACACTGGAGTAGCAACTGGATTTGGATTAACGTCAACTGTTGCTGATGTAGGAATATCTACTGAAATTAACGTAGGTTGGGGAAGATCTACATGGGGTGCTTTAGACTGGGGTGGAGTATCTGATTCTGTACAAGTAGGACCTTCTGGAATAGGTATGACAGCAGCTCTTGGAACTGTTGTAGGAACACCAAATACTATTGCATCTCCTACAGGAATAGCCTTGACAAGTGCAGTTGGTAGTGTAAGTTTAACAGGAACGGGGACAGTAAGTTTAACTGGAAATAACTTGACAACGTCCACTGGATCGCTTAATGCTTTAATCTGGGAAACCGTTGATACCGGCACAACCGCTACGTGGAGAGAGGTTGACACCGCAGCTTAAATTTAATAAAAATAAAACTATAGGAATAAAATTATGGCGAATTCAACATCAAGTTTTTTAAAACTTACAGTTCAAGCAACCGGTGAAAACTCGGGAACATGGGGACAAATTACAAATACAAATTTATTAATCGTAGAACAAGCGATTGCTGGTTATGAAGCAGTAGCTCTTAATGCTACAACAGGTGCAACATTAACAGTTTCAAATGGTGCGGTTTCCAATGGAAAAAATGCAGTATTACAATTAACTGGAACTATTACAACAAACGTTAACGTAGTTGTTCCTGTAGTAGAAAAAGTTTACATTGTAGACAATGCCACTTCAGGCGCTTACTCAGTAACAGTCAAAACATCTTCAGGATCTGGAGTAGTATGGGCTGCAGCTGACAAAGGCACGAAGATGGTTTATGGTGATGGTACGAATATTGTAGATACAGCTTTCACAGAATTATCTTCAGACTTCTCACCACAACTTTCAGCTGACCTAGACACTAATGGTCAAAATATTATCATCGATAATACAAAATCTATCTTAGACGAAAACTCTAATGAGCAAATTAAATTTGCTACAACGGGTTCAGCTGTAAACGAATTTTCAGTTACCAACGCTGCAGCAAGCGGCAGTCCTGCACTTTCAGTAACAGGTGGTGACACAAACATCGACATGACGTTGACTCCAAAAGGAACAGGTAGAGTTACAATTAATGGCGGTGGAAAAATTCAAAACTTAGCAGAAAAAGTAACTATCGCTGCAACAGGTACAACTGGAACAGTTAACTTTGATGTAGTCACACAAGCTGTTCTTTACCACACATCTGCTTCAGCAGGTAACTTTACAGTTAATGTTAGAGGAGATGGTTCCACAACTTTAAATAATATTATGGATACTAACGAGTCAGTTACAATTGCTTTCTTAACAACAAATACAGGTACTCCATATTATAATAACGCTTTTACAATTGATGGAGCAAGCGTAACTCCTGAATGGCAAGGTGGCACTGCACCTTCAGCAGGTAACGCTAACTCTGTTGATGTTTATACATACACTATTATAAAAACTGGTAATGCTGCATTTACAGCATTAGCAGCGCAAACACAGTTCGCGTAAAACTAGGAGGATAAAGAAAGATGCCAATACTAGGATCATTCGCAGCAGGATCAGGAAAAGGTTTCGGTCTGACAGCAGGCGCAGCAGCGCCCGTAGTATTTAATTATTTAGTTGTCGCTGGTGGCGGTGGCGGAGGAAATGCAACGGCCGCTGGAGGAGGGGGAGCCGGTGGATACAGAACTGCTTTTCCAGGAGGAACAACAATCGAATTAGAACCAGGAAGTTATCCCATTACAATAGGTGCAGCTGGGGCAGGTAGCCCAGGAGGTACTCAAGGTGGAGACGGGCAAACTTCAGTTTTTTCAACAATTACATCTGCTGGCGGTGGAGGCGGAGGCAAAGACGGTGGTCAAAACTCAACTCAATCTTATGGTCGAGCTGGCGGATCTGGTGGCGGCGGAGGAGATTATTATCCGGGCCAAGGTTCTTACACTAACCCAGGCGGAGCTGGAAACACTCCTCCAACAAGTCCACCACAAGGAAATCCAGGTGGAGCAGGACAAACTTACAACACACCTCAACACGGAAATTGGGGCGGCGGCGGTGGCGGTGGCGCTAACGCGGCTGGAACGGATGCTCAACCAGGGCCACCAGTTTCTCCCGTAGGAGGACCAGGAGGTGCAGGATCTCCAAATTCAATTACAGGATCAGCTGTTCAATATGCTGGCGGTGGCGGCGGTGGTGCTTATCACAATACTTCAACTCGAGGAACGGGAGGAGCCGGAGGCGGAGGCCAAGGATCTAAAAATGGTGCTCAAGTTGGAACTCAAGGAACTGATGGACTCGG